AAGTGACCACCAGTCATAGCTTGCGTAGTATCTGAAACTACGTGAGTTAACTGTAAGCCTTGCTTGGTCATAATCGTATAACCAGCGTTAAAGTTACCAAGGATAATTTGACCATCCTTGTTACCGTTCAAGACGTCTGAAACGAACACTGGGATTCCTTGGAAGGAATAACCAGGGCGTACGCCAACTGCACCGGCGATAGCCGTTTGCATTTGTGGCTTAAAGATCAAATGTTCGTTGTCGTCATCTTTCAACTTAGAAACAGCATTGAAGGCATCACGAGACATAACAAAGATCGCTTGGTCTAAATATGCAGGGTTAATTGACATAGTAAAGTCAAGCATTTCATCCAAGGTTGGGGTTGCACCGGCTAAAGTAACGACCTTAACGTCATCAGCACCGATAACTGGTTTGAACGTCTTGTTAGCATCTTCGCCAGTCTTAGCACCAACTAATACCGCGCGTTCAATAGCTTTACCCAATGAACGACCCAAACGTCCAATAGCATAATCAACAACATCCGGTGCACTATCGTTAATCATCATTTCTGATAATTGCAATGCGGCACCGACACGCTTTTGAGTCAAGGTAACGTACTTCAAAGTTGGGGTTTGTGCCTTAACAGCTTCGAGTTCACCAACGAAACCATCGTCAGAAGTATCGTTTTCACGAACGACTTCCAAGTTACCATTCATAGAACCAACCTTGTTTGACAAAGCAAACACTGGTGAAGTTTCTTGTAACTTCTGGATAATTGTTTGTGAGACGCTCGTTGGAATTAAAACACCACCGTTTGATGAAGTACCATTAACGGCATTACCCCATGACAAACCATTGTCAGGAAGATCACGAGATTCTTGTGGCAAGTCTTTTTGTTCCTTAACAGCTTCCACATACTTCTTGGCTGCTTCACTCCCACGTAACTTACCACGGATCATATCAGCAGTGGCACGCTTTTCGAGAGCTTTAAATTGCTTCTTTTCCATTTCCACACTCCGTTCATTGTTTGCTGGAACTGCGTTACGACGTTCTTCGTCCAGTTCAGCAATATCATCGTTAATTTTTGAAATATCGTCTTTAATTGAACGCATTTCCTTAATTTGATCATCAGTGATCGTCTTATTATCAATGGCGTCTTTAAAACCGCCCAATTTTTCCTTTAAAGCAGTCCGCTTTTCTAAAAGACCTTTCTTAGTCTTCATCTGCCATGCCTCCAATTTCTTCATAGAGCTTAGATGCTTCAAGACTCCGTTTTTCTTGCTTCTTTTTTTCGTCGTCTTTCTTGCTTGGTTTCTTACCAGCCGGAACTTGAACTCCGTCTTTTGGCTTATCATCGTCCGTTTGAGTGTCTTCGGGTGCGTCGCCAGAATCGTCTGGTTCTGGAACGTCCGAGTCATCGTCACGGGCGGATAATACTCCTTGAATACCAGTAAGAATGCTTTGCGTTAAAGTAGCTGCGAAGTCGTCAAGGTCGATAGTTTGCTTTGTGTCAGTAACTGCATCCTTACCATCTGGTTGATCGTCACGCTTTGCTGGCTTTACCACAACTTCATTTGCTGGTAATTTACCGGCACGACGTTCGAGTTCTTCACAAAGATCTCTTGTTTCTACACTGTCAAGCTTCAAGTCATTACCCTCCTTTTTAATATTCACAATTTCCGAAACGCTCTTGATACCTCTTTTTTCAAGGTCTCTTAGCGTCTTCAATCCACGTGCTTCAATGCTAGAACTTAAATATGCTGGGAATCTAACAGCAGAAACTTCTTTTAGGAACAGTTCGTTGACTGTTCTAAGAGGAACGCCATCATCAAAGTCTCCGCCATCCATATCCCAACTGTCATCTAGGACGATAAACCCAAAACTCATACTAGTAATAACACCAGTCTTAATTAATTCATAGGTGTCTCGCCCATCATTTGTATCTAGGATTTGAGCTTCCATATAAAGCCCTTGGTCGTCTACTCTTAAGACGAGCGATCCATTTGCGGTAGTAGCCAGAAGCTTGTCCGAGTCATGTTCAGCATAAAAGTCGATTACGTCTCCATCTGAGATTGCAGACTCGAAAGCCGTTGGAGAGATCGTCTCTCGGAACGGGCTACCATCAGCCGACATAACTTGACTGTAAGATCCAGCTCGGTTAACATAACCAGAAACTTTAAGATTATCATCATCAAAAGATAAATCTCTAGTTTCAAAGCTAAGAGTTCTTAATTCTGTCTTTTTAATCTTGATTGCCTCCTAACGCATTGTTATCAGCCTTATGTTGATGGCTGTCTTGCTGATTTTTTGTATTTGGTGCTTTCTGGGCACCTTTTGCAGGCGATTTACCGACTGTGGTACTATCAGAATCAATCGATGTGTTTGCACCAACATCAGCACCACCAGCAATCCCAAGGTTAGGAATCTTCATTTCACCAGTCTTAGGATAATACAGAACAGATCCAAGACTTAAATTAATGAAGTCGTCTCCAGCAATGTCTGCGAACCCAAATTTGTTTCTGAACTCATCATAAGAAATCAAGCCTTTGTCATAAAGTGCGCCATAAGAAGCAACCTTTTCTTTAAAAGTATTCTGCATGATTGTATCAGTGTCGAACTTGAAGAAAATTCCGTCTTCTTTTTCGCTCTCTAGCAATAATTCCTTATTGATAGCAGCTTCAAAGCTTGACAGAATCGGTTTCAAACAATACTGGAAGAATTGGAGGTTATTTTGCTCATTAGAGTTATACTTGTTCGCACTCGCATTGATTAGTGTTTCTGGAATATTAAACATGCGCGCGATTTCACCAAGCATTGCTTTTTTGCTGGAATCTAGTTGCATATTATCTGGATTCGTGCTAATCTGTTTATATTCAAGCCCGCCTTCTAAGAACAATGTCTTACCAGCGTTTTTGCTACCCGTGTAACTTTGGTTAAACTGCGATTTCAAGCGGTCTAACGTTTCTTGCGCCACGGTTCTTTGACTAGAAACAGCCCCAACTGGAACGGCACCATTGGCCATTAAGTTCTTTTCGTAGTCTCGTTGTGCCAGCGCTAGTTGTAGTGTGGGTGCATAATCCGACATGATACCAGTAGAAGTAATACCATCTGGAGTGTCTGAAATGATGTTCATTAGGTCATCTTCATCATAGTTATAACTGCCAGACTGGGAATTATACGTATAGACACCATAATACTTATATCCACCATACGTATAAACTTCGGTTGTCATGTCTTTAGACATTAAGGGATAAATACCGTTAATGTTGTTTTTGCTTCTATCTATATACGAGAACGATCTACCATACAGAAGCAAGTCCTTGACAACTGAGCGCTTATAATTAAAAGCGGACATTGACTCGTTGACTTGCGAATTAAGTAATGCTGTACGATAGTCATTCTTAACGGGTAACGGGACGCCTTCATCGCTATTCTTCATCATAAGAATATCAAGTGACGCAACAGTATCAGCAACAAGTGCTACTGCGGCACCAAACGACGGAATTGCCATGACAGAATCTTCTGTGATTGGCTCCGTATCTCCGTTTAAAAGCATTGGCCCAGATCCAGTTTGGGATCTTACAAAAGTGCCGCCTCGACTGTCTTGTCCCGGCTGTTGTTGCGTAAATGGTAAGCTGAAAATATTCTTTAGCGACCATTTATTATTACTCTTAGCGATTTTTAGTTCACCCCTTTGTTAAAGCAAAGTGATATTTGCCTGTCCACCGATGATATTTGAAAATTCATCAATCTCCCATAGTGACATTGCGTCAACTACGGCCGCAACCATATCAATTTTGCCGTTTGATTTTTTCTTATTTAAGAAATAAGACAAGTTACTATCTGTAACCATTCTTGCGTTCATAAAGTTCTCTTTGAGCATATCGTTCTTATCATATGCAAAATTTCCATCTTCAATAGACTCACGAAGTAATTTTGTGCCTGGGTATAATCCCTTTGCGTTTTGCGGAACCTCAATGCCATCATACCCAGCAGCCAAAAACTTAGCTACCGTAGATCGCGCGTTCCACTTATCATACCCAAAGCCCTTAATATTAACCCCGTATTTTTCCTCTAACTTAAAGAAGAAGTCTTCAACGAAGCCATAATCAATCGTTGTATCTCCAGACGAATAACCCCAGCCTTCGATTTCACTATGCTGATAGTCCCATCCTTCGACCTTTGATTTCTCATTAATTCTTCCGGCTGGGAAGAACGACCATGCTTTTGCTACATATTTAGCATGACTTTCATCAAATGTAACCATTGCGAGACCAAAATTATCACGAGATTCAGCGAAATCAAGACCCACGAATACATCTTTGCCATACCAATCGTAACCTTGAACCAATTCTGAATTATCAAGATCACTCTCTGTGACGAACTGCTCAGCCTGTGCACCGTCAACGAAGATATTCATGAACTTCGTCAAAAAGTTTTGACGCTTATCAGCATAGGTAATAGCATCTTCACGATCTTTAAAAAGTCTTTTTTTAACTGATGGAAATTCTTGCGAAAGAGGATTGACTTTTATTAGCTCTTTATCGCTAGTTGCCCACTTTTTTGGCTCATCTGGACGATATATTAGAGCAAAATAAGTCGGATCATATAACTCCCCATCAACAATCTTGTCCTTGGCGCGCTCTATTTCAGCAGTCATAGGATTATGTAATGAATCATACGCAGTTGAAATAATAATGCCAAGCGGATTTGAAACAAGGTTTTGTCCAGATTGCATGGCTTGTATAGGATAACCATTTGGTAAGGCCCCGACTTCGTCAGCTAAAAACGCTACTGGCTCACGGGCATCAAGCCTGTTGTTCGAGTTAGCTAATGGCTTATAAGTATTCTTTGTCACTAAACAAGTGATTTCCTTATTGGTCACTTTGAAGAATCTTGCTAGGTCTGGAGAACCATCAATCAAAGAGTCAACCTGTGGCTTCAATTGAGACGACTAGTCTAAGTCTGGAGCGACTGAATAGAACTTTGTATATCTAGGCTCCTAAATTTACTATTAGATAAAAATTATTGTACT